GGATCTCGGTGGATGGATCACGTGCGTACTTATAAGCCCCCGCGCCTTTAATATCGACGCGGGAGAATGTTTCATAATCGAGATCGAGATCAGTCATCAGAACTTCTTCCCGCCTTCTTTGGCTCGGTTCTCGCGCTTATGGTCTGCGCGGTTCTGGTTATAGATGAACTTTTCTTCTGCTGCTGCTTTGATATCATGACCGAGAATAGACGACACGATGAACAGTGCGTCAATGCACATCGAATAGAGATGGTTCTGCGGTTTACTGACAAAGAACGCGCACCCAAAGTGGACGATCTCACGTGACACCATGAAGTGCAGAGCCGGTGGGGTCTTACTTAGATCCGATAAGTCATCGAAGTTCAGCATCCCCCAGTTTGTACTCTCATACTTAAGGCCGCAGTGATACCCGAGATCAAGTAACCGGATCAATGCGTCTGCGAGTTCCACTTCCTCCATCTTGCGATGAGGCAGATGATCATCCATAAGATCCTTACGCACGCCCTCAGTGGCTTCCGCGATCTCAGTTATCGTAAGTTGTACCTTAGTTAGATACCAAGGGAAGTCTATTTCTCCATCCCACCAGCCAGCTCCCAGATTGTACATGTGAATCCGTTCGGCGAACTCATTGATGTAGTCTTCCTCATCCGCCATGAAAGCGAATCTATCTTGTTGATTCATTGTTTGTTCCTTGTGTTGGGTGCGCGAGGTCTGGAGTCGAACCAGCGCCGGTTATCGCATACCGGCTACGGGAATAGCGGATGCCTTTCCGCCACTCGCGCATTAATAAAAAAGCCGCCCCATAGGAGTAGGGCGGCAAACCGCTGCCTATTGGGAGAAGGAGGGGGAGACCCCATTCGGTGGCAGCATTAAACCGTGTTGTATCAAAAGCTCGTCAGTCCATCCTTGAGCAAGATATTGATCACGTGTAGCACCCTTAGCTGCTGCTGTCATCTGGTATGCAGGTGAAGCAGGGGGCGCAGCCGGTGGTGTAGGAGGTGCGGGCGGAGGGGTAGCTCCAACCGCAGGAGTTTGGGGTGCCACAGGCGGAGTCATACCCGGTGTGCCAACACCAGAGAACATCTGCTCTACTGTTGGTTTGTTATCTAATCGACCAAGTTCGCCTTCTTCACCGGTTAGCATAACCCCGTTCAGCCCCGCAGCGATGCCGCGATTCACATCCTTGTTATAAGGATAGATGGAGATATGGAGCCATGCGATAGCACCAGCGTAAACTTTAGCTGGGTCCATGACAGGCTGCATACTGGTATCCACTACCGGTGGTTTATCCTTGGCGTTTGCATTGCAGCTAACTACATAATAGTTCGCGAGCTTGGGGTCTTCGGGGAACTCTACCGCGCAATCTTTCAAGCACACTTTAGCCTTGGCCGGGAAACCGGATGGAAAGCCGTTAGCTTTCTCGGTTTCGATGGCCGCTTGAATTTGTGTTACTTGTGGATCATCTTTACGTATTAACGCGGCTACCGAGTATTTAGGTTCTTGCCCTTGCTGAACAGCACGCGGCTGAAACAGGTGAGGATAAGACATAATTGCTTTTAGTTTGAGTTGCATTGATATTGTCCTCTAATTAGATGAAAGATATTTCAGGAGTAGACTGTACCACGTCTGTTGTACCTTGTGCAACATCTTTAAACATATTTTCGATAGATTGTTGCTGAGATTCACGTGCTACTTTACCAAGTTTACTATCCCCCGCTGTATACGTGATGTATTCTTTTTGAATCCGTTCTTTCTGCTCCTTGGTTAAGTTTTTCAACTTCATTACTTGTGCAGGGGATATAAGTTTAGCCGGGTAGATTTCTTCCTTTTTAAGTTTGCGGGCTTTTAACATCTTCGCAATCTTTTCCTCGTCCTCACTCCAGACATTACTGCCTTTACCAGGGACCATACCGTAGCCGGGCACTACTTTGCCGCTGGCGATACGAGTTTCCATTTCCTTATGTACTCGATCAAAGATTGCGAGAATCCCTTCACGTGCATCCGCGAGTTCCGATAGCTGTTCTTCCGTGAGTGCTGTTATCATTTCCGTTGATTGCTGAATGATAGAGAACAGATCGCTCCCTTTGCTTAGGTTTGTCATTGTGCTCACCGTTGTTAATGATTTACTAGCTAACGCAGTGCAGTTAGATTTGTGTTTACACCATCGACAGTACCCCTTCCCCCCTTTATCGTCGGGAATGAGGGGGGCGTCTTCGGAATCAGTTCGATTAGCTGCCATTGCTAGGATCTTAGCTTCCTTCTTAACATCAACAGAATCCGTTTCTTCATATCGAACTACTGGATTGGTCTTTGGCTGAACGATAGTCATGCGACATTGAACTTTTATATCGTCGACTAACCAAGGGAGCACCTTTCCGGCTATGTAGCTAACCAATTGTGTGTTGCCAGGAACATGCACCCACCCGCGCCCATCCTTAAAGTCAACTATCTCAACTAGCATTATATTTCCATTGGCATCAAATGCTTCAATAGTTATGTCAGCGGTTCCATGCCAGTCTGTTCGTCCAAAGAAAACACCTGGGTCAGATATACTTTCGGACTCAACCGATACTTCGCCGCCGAATTGTTCGCGTAATTCCTGCACCCTACGTGAGACGTAATCCAAGCACATCTGCACACGCTCAATGCGATCACTACTAACTAGCCACCCCATCGGGTTATCAGGGTGATTAGCGCCGATGATCTGACCTTCATACTGTTCAGCCCTTACACCGTTCGTGAGGCATAGTTCTAACAGAAGATGACTACCCGTTCCGTCAATAGCAGCTTCACCAGCGACATCGGGGTAGCCTGCTTCCTCTCTAACTGATCCAGGACAATTGGGCCATCGATGATTAGATGGCCCTAGTCGTGCGTGCCCTTCGCTCATAGTGCGCGAACTTTAGCAATGACATCTGCGTACTGCTCAGGCTTCAAGTTCGTCACTGACTGAACTCCGAACTCACGCAACACGCCATCGATAGGCTCTCGACTGCCCAACCGGTGAAACTCCTGAACCAATGCAGCATTCAGATCGTCGGCAGACATCGTGTTCTGCGCTGGCATCGCAGGTTCAGGCTTAGGAGCCGGTGGGGGCGGGGCCACACTAGAAGGCGGCGGGGTAACCGGCGCACTCTGGGTAACGGGCGGCGGGGCAGGAGGGGTAGCGGGCTTCAATGGCTCCACGATATCCTGCTTGGGCGTTGCAGAGTTCACAGACTTCTTCGATGACTTTTTTGGTTGTTCACTGTTTTCGATTGCCTTCAAGATACCTTCCAAGGCGTTGGCAATACGTTCAATGTTATGTTCGAGCGACATTTTTACGTGTCTCCTTTTTTGGTTTGATAGTTATTCTACCTTCATTGTGCGCAATGATTAAGTTACGCAATACAATGTAGTAGGGTATATCGCCACACTTTTCAAGGAAGGTTTGCTTCACCTCTCCCTCAATCCGCATATCGATTCTGTCGTTTAACAAAGTTCGTCTCCTTAATTGATTTAATGCTTTCACTCTGTTAGTGTATAACAGACCCGGACATTGTGCAACATCTTTGCAAGCGCTGTCAAGTGGCGTATACTCAATGACTCTGGGAGATAAAAAAGCCGCATCGGGAGATGATGCGGCGAGCGGTGAACAACACAATGAACTCCAATTCAGTATAAGGTATTGCAACCAATATGCCAACCGTAACCAATAAAGAATTTCTTGATGCAATATTTGGACCGGAAGCCAACTACTCACATGTCACGGACTTTACCTATGACCCTGGAAACATACCCTCAAGCGAACATTTACGTGCTTGGAAGGGTAACTATTTCTCCAGGTATTTCTTAACGCCAGGAACAAACCAATACTTCACGATTAGTGTGTTCGATGCTGATCAGAAAGGTGTTGCTCGACGCCGTAAAGCATTGTTCAAACAAACTAATTGCATAGTATTAGATGATGTCAAGGAAAAGTTATCGCTTGAAGAAGCGAATAAGCTGCCTCAACCATCATGGATACTGGAGACCTCTGCCGGGTCCGAACAGTGGGGGTATATCCTAAGCGAACCATGCACCGATCGACACCGGGTGGAGAACCTGCTGGATGGTTTGGTGGCTAACGGACTGGCCCCTGATGGTCGTGATCCCGGGATGAAGGGGGTCACACGGTACGTCAGGCTCCCTGAAGGCGCGAACAATAAAGCCAGTAAACTTGTCAATGGTCAACCGTTTCAGTGCCGCATGCTTCTGTGGAATCCGTTTAGCACAGTAACCCTGGAGCAATTGGCTCGACCCTTTGGGGTTAACCTGGACGCCGAACGACGCGAAGCACGTGTCGATGGGGCGGCCCAAGTCCTCGATCACCCTATCCTGCAAATTTCAGACCTGATTCACATCAAGGAGGTCCGTAGCGCGGGGCGTTTTGATATCACATGTCCGTGGGTAGACGAGCACACTAACTCTGACGACTCGGGCACCGCAGTCTTCACCAACGGTGATGGTACTATAGGCTTTAAATGTCATCATGGTGCGTGCCAGGGGCGCACAGGTAACGACCTACTGAAACTCATTGAGAAAGAAGTACCGGGGTTTGGGGCGAAGTTCAACACTTGGAAAATGATGAACGCCTTTTCTGACTTACCAGTAGTCACCCTCAGTACGGGCGAAAAAATAACCCTTAAACCTATAACTGCCAATAAAGAGCCAGAGATCGCCCGTTCAGATGAACCGGACGAAGTTCTTCGGAGTGTCTTAAGACAACTACGCGGTGAGATCCCCGGCAGCCAAGCTTCCATAGAGCTTGCATCCCGTATCTTGTATCAAGTAGACCAACTACCCGAGATTAATAAGATCGGGTGGCATAACGAAGTTTGTGACATTATGCGCTGGAGCAAGCGCGAGTTTGACCGCATACTGAAAGACTTGCGCGGTACGTGGTACGACCAGAAAACAGGTGATATTAGTTTCTTTGATGAAACGATCTATGTTGCAGAGCAAAACCAATTCTTTGATCGTCGTCGACGCATCTGGTACACCGCAGAAGCCTATCAAAACGCGTACGCGCATCTCGATTCAGAGGCAAGGTCTAATGCCCTGCAAGGTGGACGTGTTACTAAAGTTCATAAGATTGATTACGCTCCGTTGAAACCCCCAGTATTCGAAGAAAACGGAATTATTTATGGTAATGGATGGCATGGTGAACTTGAAGTGCAAGGTGCACCCGGTGACGTTCGAGTATGGCTTGACCATTTTGACACACTAGGGTGGGGCGAGTATCGCGATCACATTCTTAAGTGGATGGCGTGGACAATCGTTCACCCTGATATCAAGATCAATCACATGATCATCTTCGGCAGTGGCGAAGGGTGTGGTAAAGACTGGCTA